GCTTGGCTGGAACGAAAAGCAGAAACCACTGATGCCCGTTGAAACGCAGAACGCACTAGCGGGCCTCCGCCGCTGGACCCTGGTACGAGACGACAGCGGACCCCACCGTGTGTATCGCGACGAGTCCGGTAAGTCTTACGCGTCTGTCACCCACATCCTCAAAGAAACCTCCCCGCAATGGCAGAAAGATGCACTTGATAGATGGATTCAAAAACCAGGCTCTGCCCTGGAGCGTGATATTGCCTGCCAGCGCGGGACTCTGGCTCACGATCACGCGGAGTACCTCCTCAAAACGGCGGCAAAGCTGGCTCGACAAGCTGCCAACAAACGGGGCAGCTGGCGGAGCGGAGATGATGGCTTGGAGCGTGCCCCCAAGCAGATCACCCATTGGGCCATCGACAAAGCCGCTCAAGGTGCGCCGCGTGTTCCCTGGAGCGCCAGTGGCTACGCCCGAGGTCTACGGACTTGGATCGGAGAAAACGTAAGCGCCATCCACGCCATCGAGTTTTCCGTGCATGATCCCCGCGGGTGGGCTGGAACGGCCGACGCCCTGATTGATCTGAATGGCACGCTCTGCATTGCCGACTGGAAGACGAGCGTGAACGCGCGAAGCGAGGAGATGCTCGCCAATTACATCTGTCAGGCTGGAGCGTACTCTTTGGGCCTGCAGCATTTGACCGGCCTGAAGCCCAAGGCGGGTGCTGTTGTGGTGGCGCGCCGTAGCGGTGCCCCGCAAGTTCGCTACCTGTCCGAGCTAGAGCTGCGCGGCGCTGAGTGCCAATGGCTGGAGCGCATGGACATCTGGAACGCCCAGCAAGATCTGCTCAATGCCTGATCAGCTGGGACCAGCCCTGGAGCGGATCTATCGCGGCCAGGCCAACGTTGCCAAAGAGGCGAAAGAGATGGACATGACGACCGAGGAGCTGAAGCGCGTCTTCCGGTTGTATGCCCTGGAACGCCCCGCCGATCTGCAGGCGTGGGAAGAGGAAGAACACCCTGCGTGGCCGTGGGCTTGACGCCCGGTGCTTTTGTAGTACAATTAGGGAACGGAGGCGGAGATCGCTTCCACCAATCGCAACCCCTGGAACATGACCTTCCAAAACTCCAACCGCTTCAACCTTTACTGGACCTCTGCCCGCACCGTTAAAGAACTCCACGCCTGGTGCCTGGAGAATGGCATCAAGCTCCCCAAGACCAGCCGCAAGTATGTGCTCATTAAGGCCATTGAGCAGCACATGGCTGACTGCGGGATCGACATCAAGACTCACCCCGACTACAAGCGGGCCACACAAACCGGCTGCCTGACTTACGGAGTTTGATCACCTGGCCCCTTCGGGGGCCTTGTACCAGGCACTAAATGTGCTACAATTTATCTGCGGGCGAGAGATCGTCCTTGTTCAATCGCTTCAAATCAATGGCCCATCGCTACAGCCCCCGACCTGAGCCCCCTGCCTGGTACGGCCCCGTCTTCACTGCGCTTTTTGTCGTGCTTTTCGGCGGCGCTTTCTGGCTTGCCCTTACCGACTCCCTGGATCAAATGACCGAGCGCGACTGCCGCCTCGGTGTCCAAGCTGCATGTGAGGCCCTCAAATGAAACTCGCAGAGTTCAACCTCGACGCCATGGACGGCGCCGACAAAGCCTGGGACGCCATCCACGAGTGGCTCGATCGCTACGGCATCGAGATCAGTGCAACCGACGAGAACGAGCTGCACAAAGAGATCCACCACATGCTCAAAAACATCGAGGTAAAGCAAAATGTCTAAGCAGCAAGAGAAGCGGGCACGTTTTGCCCGCATGTTCCCCGCCCGTGTTGACACCTTGCGCGACACGCTGCGGAAGATCGCCAACTGCTCCAACAAAGGCAACTACGACTGGGACACCGACAAGGTGCAGGAAGCCTGGAAACTGATTGCCGAGGAGTTCGCCACCACGGCAGACAAGTACGGCATTAGCTTCGAGGTTCGCGTCAAAGCGCAGGCCAAGAAATCTGACGGCATGTTCGAGCGCGTTTGGGCTGAACACGTTCAAGCCGTGCGCAACGGTAACGGGGCGGAAAAATGACCGACAACCCATTTGCGCCACTGCTGCCCTGGGACGAATCAATCGCCCAAGCGCCGGAGTGGCGCGGTGGTTCTTCCGACACCATCGTGATCGGCCCCGACATGACGCCCGACCGGTTTGCTCTGATTTGCCAGCAGGTCTACGACCAGGGCTTCCGTTGGGCCGAGTTTGAGCGCAACATCTTCACAGATGACCGCATCCTCGTGTGCTTCACCAAGCCCAATTAAATCCCGTCGGGGAGCCTGATGCCTGGAACATCCCCGACCCAGGCTGAAAGCTATAAAAGACCTGTTAGTGGAATGGCAGGGAAAGCAGGGCGGGCCATCAGATTTGTTGCGAGTCTGCTGGTCCGATCCATCCCCCGACAACCTCTTCCCCAAAGCTGCTATATCTTCCATCATTACTGCAGCGCCTGTAAGCTCAGGGCATGGCAAAGAAGTCAACAAACATCGAGATTGATGAACGGATAAATACCGTTTACAAGCTTTTATTGGAGGGGAATAGTAGAACCCAGATTCTGCAATACGGCGCGGATACCTGGGATTTGAAAGATCGCCAGGTTGAGGAATACATAAAAAGAGCCCGTGATTATCAACGCCTCGATGCTGAGCTGGAGCGCCCCGAGTGGCTGCATGAGTCGCTGTCCGCTCTGAAGGACATTCAGCGCAAAGCCACCACGCGGCAGCAATACAGCACTGCCAGATCTTGAGGCGTATCAAAGCCGATCTGCACCCTGGGCAGTTGGCGTTTGTGGAGGACACGCAAACCGAGATCTTGGCGCTGACTGCTGGGTACGGCGCAGGCAAGACGACGGCGTTGGCCGCAAAGGTGCTGACCTTGGCAATTCTCAACCAGGGCTACACCGGCATCGTGATGGAGCCGACTTACCCGATGATTCGCGACATCTGGAAGGCGACCTTCGATCGGTTCCTAGATCACTACGGCGTCCCGTACACCTACCGCACCAGTCCGCTTCCGGAATACACCTTGCATCTGGGTAAGCCAACAACCCTGCTGTGCCGTTCAATCAAGAACGGAAACATGACCGCAGTAGGCGTGAACGCCGCGTTTGCGGTCTTTGATGAGGTGGACATCTTGCGCCTCGTTGAGGCACAGAGCGCATTTGAAAAAATCCTGGGCCGTCTGCGTGAAGGCAACGTCCGGCAGTTTGCTGTGGCTAGTACCCCTGAAGGTTTCCGCTGGTTGTTTCAACAGTTCGGCAAACCGGAGATGCAGCAGCGCCAAGATCGCAGGCTCATTAAGATGCGTACTGAGGAGAATCCACATCTCCCGCCAGACTTCATCCAACGGCTGCAAGAGAACTACGACTCTGCAAGCCTTGCCGCTTACCTCAATGGAGATTTCGTTCTCCTAAACAGCACGCAGGTTTACGACAGATTCGACCGAGCGAAGCACGTCATTCAGGCGGCCCCGGTCAACCTCGACAACGAACCGCGTCATTGGGGCATCGACTTCAACATTGGTAACTGCAACGCCGTCTGCGGTGTGCGTCTGGGTAATCAATTCCTAGTTATCGACGAAGTAAAGGCTCATGACACAGATGCCTTGGCTGCAAAAATCAAGCAAAGATCAGCCCATCTTTCTGTCCCTGTATATGTCTACCCGGACGCATCAGGAGCAAATAGAAGCACGAACGCCTCGAAAACAGACATTGAGTTATTGCAGTCCTCGGGTCTATCGGTCATCGCCGGTCGTTCAAATCCTCTCATCCGTGATCGGGTGGCTGCTGTTCAAGCTTTGCTGGAAAACGGCAAAGGCGAGATCCGGCTGCAGATCCTTGCCAAGTGCGAACGGATGATCGAGTGCTTGGAGCTTCAGAGCTACTCAGAACGCAACCCAGACGAGCCTGATAAAGAGGCCGGATATGACCACCTCAATGACAGTTTGGGGTATGCAGTGTGGGCTCTGTATAACCCGCTCCATGCGCGCAGTGGTCGTGGTACTGGAATCAGGCTTTACTAAACTGATCGCATGGGTGGGATTTAGCTGTGTATTCAGGCTTTTCTGGTCGGCAACGTGTAGGCAACGTC